GGCGAGCCGTTTAGTCTGCGGACAATGGCTTCCATATCGGCGGCAAGGGCGATCTGGGTTTGGATGGCTTGCAGAAGCATGGGGAACAGTGCGTCCTCCCGGATGTTTTTCAGCGGACAGCTGCCAATGTCGTTGGCGTGGGTCGGACAGATGAAGGTGTACCACAGCTTTTTTTCGTGGCTCACATTCTTGTACCGTACCAGCGGACGCTTGCAGTCGGCGCAGTAGACCAGCCCCTTGAGGATGTTTTCGGTGGTTTCCAGATGCGTAAACCTGCCGAGCTTTTCAAAGTATTCATCGTTCTTTTGCTGTGCAAGAGCCTGAACCTTATTAAAGGTTTCCCTGTCAATAAGCGGCTCGTGGGTGTTTTCCACAATGATCCAGTCCTCTTTTGGCTTCATGTACTGCCCCCGGTTTTCGTAGAAGGACTGCCGCTTCCTTCCCTGCACCATGTGTCCGATGTACACCTGCCGGGACAGAAGGTTTTTGACCGTCTGAACATACCAGCTCACGCCGTTATACTTTTCTGTTTTGCATACACCGGTATTGTACAAGTAGGCGGAGGGAGAAGGTACGCCCTCGTCATTGAGCCGCCTTGCAATCTGCGTGAAGCTCACGCCCTCGGTTCGCCACCGGAATATCTGCCGGACGATGGGAGCCGTCGCTTCGTCCGGCTCCAGCTTATGGGGATCATCCTCACGCTTGCGGTAGCCGTAGGGAGCCCACGCCCCGATAAAATCGCCGTTTTTCTGCTTCGCCGCCAGCGCGGAGCCGGACTTTCTGGAAATATCCTTGCTGTAAACCTCGTTTATCAGGTTCTTTAGCGGAACGAGATAGCCGTCTGCGCCCCGCTGGGCGGTGAGGGTGTCAAAGCCGTCGTTGACGGCGATGAATCGCACGCCCAGAAAAGGAAAAATTCGTTCCAGATAGTTGCCGGTCTCCTTGTAGTTTCTGCCAAAGCGGGATAGGTCTTTGACCACGATGCAGTCTACCTCTCCGCGCTTGACCGCCTCCATCATCTTTTCAAACTGAGGACGGTCAAAGTCCGTGCCGGTTCGTCCGTTATCACAGAACAGGGCTACAAGCTCCATATCGGAACTGCTTTCAATAAAAGAAGTTAGCAGCGCTTTCTGTCCCTCTATGGTATCCGCGCCGGGTTTGCCGCTGTCCTCCACGGAAAGGCGGGCATAGGCGGCGGCGCGGTATTGCTTCTGCGCCTGTGCGGGAGCTTCCGCCGCCGGAATGACCGGGTTTGTCTTTCGTTTCGTTCTTGCCACTTATACCAC